CTGATCTTCGACATCGAGACCGACGGGCTTCTCCCTGATCTTACATGCATTCACTCGCTGTGCATCAAGGATGTAGATACTGGCAAGAACTGGTCTCTCCACCACGCCACGATCGAAGGTGGGCTTGAGACACTGATGCGGGCCGATCAAGTCATCGGTCATAATGTGGTGAAATTCGACCTGCCTGCCATCAAGAAGGTCTACCCATGGTTCCACATCGAAGAGGGCAAGGTGCTCGATACCTTGGTGTGCTCCAGGTTGATCTGGCCTGACATCAAGGAGAACGACTTCCGCTTCCTCAAGCGCCACCCGGATTTCCCTAAGAACCAGATCGGTCGTCACGGCCTGGAAGCCTGGGGACACCGCATGGGACTGCACAAGGGTGACTATGCCAAGGAGATGAAGGCACGAGGCCTTGATCCATGGGCTGCCTGGAACCCGGAGATGCAGGCGTATTGCGAGCAGGACGTGGAAGTGACCCACGCCTTGCTCAAGAAGATCGAGGGGAAGAACCCAAGCCAACAGGCTGTCAAGCTTGAGCATGACTTCCAGTGGGTTCTCTGGCGCCAAGAGCAGCATGGCTTTCCCTTCGACAAGCACAAGGCCGAGCAGCTTCTAAGCAAGCTCCTGCAACGCAGGGCCATGCTGGAGGATGAGCTTCGGGATGCCTTCCCTCCCTGGGAGGTGCGGACACCATTCATCCCCAAGGTGAACAACGCCAAGCGCGGCTATGTGAAGGGCCAGCTGACCTACAAGACTAAGCATATAGTCTTCAATCCCGGCTCTCGGGATCACATCGCCAACCGGCTGATGACCGTCAGAGGCTGGAAGCCGACCGAGAAGACTATCAGCGGTAAGCCTAAGGTGGATGAATCTGTCCTGAGCAAGCTTCCATACCCGGAGGCGAAGCTTCTGTCCGAATACCTCCTGGTCCAGAAGAGGCTCGGGCAGCTTGCAGAGGGGCGTAACTCCTGGCTGAACATGGTCAAAGAAGATGGACGCATCCACGGTGAGGTCATCACCAATGGTGCAGTCACCGGCAGGTGCACCCATCGCAACCCAAACGTGGCTCAGGTTCCCAGCGTCAAGGTTGGTCCAGATGGTCCTCTGCGTGGTCCTGAGGGGCTTTGGGGATATGACTGTCGAGAGCTGTTCCATGCACCGCCGGGGTTCGTCCTGGTTGGTGCAGATGCCAGCGGTCTTGAGCTGCGGTGTCTGGCCCACTTCATGGGCAAGTATGACGGCGGTGACTATGCCAAGGTGCTCCTGGAAGGGGACATCCACACAGTCAACCAGCAGGCTGCGGGGCTGCCTACCAGGAACAATGCGAAGACGTTCATCTCAATGGGATGACTTGGGGGAAACCCCATGACAAAACCCTCGTGAATTCAGGGAAACTCTCACAGAGACAACCCTGAGCCAAGCCAAATATGCGGTGGCCTCATGAAGAGGTCATGATGTACGCAATGAAAAACAAGAGCAGCGACGACTTTACCGCTGCCCCTGAGAAGTACCCGCAAGGACGATTTAAGCCGAAACCTTGCCGCTTATGCGGTACGCAGTTTAACCCTCTAGCCCCCTCTCATTTGTACTGTAGTGATGCGTGCTCTCAGCGTGGGCTGACTAGCGCATACCTGAAGCGCAACTACGGTATAACGATAGAGGACTATGAGCGCATGCTCGAAGCCCAGAACCACCGCTGTAAGCTTTGCGGGGGTGATGGCTTCCCGATGGACCCAGCCCGTCACAAAGTGCGTCTGGTGGTGGATCATTGCCACGAGACCGGAGAAATCCGAGGGCTGCTTTGTCACAACTGCAATAGAGGCTTGGGCCTTTTCAAGGATAACCCAAGCCTTCTGCTTTCGGCCGCCGCGTATTTGGAAGGTGCAACGACTATCCCGAGAGGGAGTAGACCCAAGCGGGTCGAAGCGCGAGGCCCCTAACAGGTAAAGCTGAGGGTGAAGATATAGTCTGGACTGCATGGCAACATGCAGCTGCACGTAATGGTGCGGGGCTGGCGTAGCGAACCAGCCCGAACATATCGATGCATTCCTCTATGGCGCTGGCGATGTGAAGATCGGTTCCATCGTCGCACCTACAGCCCCCGTTGAAATCCAGGCGACAACCGGGAAGAGGCTCAAGGCTGCCTTCCTAAAGAAGACCCCGGCCCTCAAGCGGCTCAAGAAAGCCGTGGAGCTGGCGGTCAAGAACAAGGGCAGCCTTATCGGGCTTGATGGTCGCATCCTGCCTATCCGGTCAGCCCACGCAGCACTCAACACCTTGCTGCAATCTGCTGGTGCGTTGGTCGTCAAACAGGCGACGATCTTCTTTTACGAAGAGTGTTCCACCCGTGGATACGAATTCGGGAAGGACTACGCCCTGGTGGCACATGTCCACGATGAACTCCAAAGCATCGCCCGAGAAGAGATCGCCGAAGAGATCGGTAGGATCAAGGTGGAGTGCATCCGCAAGGCAGGAGAGCACTTCAACTTCAGGTGTCCACTAGATGGAGAATACAAGATTGGAAGAAATTGGGCGACGACTCATTGAACAGCAACCTATCCAGGATGTTCTGACGAGAGCCTGGATTTCTCCAATCCCCATGAAGTCCAACTATGCGCGAACCAAAGCCAAGGAAGTGGCTGCGGCAGCAAGTGCCGGACTGATTTCCACCCTGATCAGCCGCGGTGAATACAGCGATCGCTGGCGTCTCACCCCGCTGGGCCTCACGCTTCTCTGGGAAAAGGTAGACCTGTTTGACAATGATTGATGTTGAGTACATCGACCACGTCGGTAACGATGAGACCGTGGTGAATGCTGCCCGTGTCTCCTTCAACAAGGAGGCACACCTCTACACCGACGAGCAGAACACCAAGCTGATCCGCTATCTGGCCAAGCACAAGCACTTCTCTCCCTTCAATCACTGCTTCGTCACCTTCCGTGTCAAGGCTCCCATCTTCGTGGCACGACAGCTTGTCAAGCATGAGTACATGCCGTGGAACGAAGTGAGCCGACGCTACGTGGATGATGACCCGATTTTCTTCGAGCCGTGCAGCTGGAGAAAGCGGGCAGACAACGCGAAGCAGGGCAGCGGGGATGCACTTCCGCTCTCGCTCCAGGCGCGGCTCGATGACCAGCTGAATGGGTTTCATGAGCTGGCCCTGAACTTCTACCGCGACCTCCTGGCTGAAGGCGTCTGCCCTGAGCAAGCCCGGATGGTCCTCCCACAATCCATGATGACCGAGTGGTTCTGGTCGGGAACTCTCAAGGCGTTCGCCAAGATGTGCAAGCTGCGTCTCGACAGCCATGCACAGATGGAGAGCCGGCAGGTTGCCGAGCTGATCAACGGTCATATGCGAGAGATTTACCCGGTGAGCTGGGATGCTCTGAAGGGAGCCGATCTGTGAACAAGACCGTTCTTCTGATCGACGGTGACGTCCTTGCCTACACCATGGCTGCCTCCAAAGAAATCGCTGTGGAGCTGGAGCCTGGCTACTGGCACTGGTGGGTGAACATCGAGGAAGTGAAGGCTGCGATCAACGGTGAGATCGCTACCTACCTCGATGAACTTGGGGCGGATAGCTACGTCCTCGCCCTGACCGACAGCGACGGTAACTTCCGCAAGACCATCCTGCCCACCTACAAGGGCAAGCGGGCCAACGTGAAGAAGCCTGTGGCTCTTATGGAAATCCGCGAGTGGATGCAGCGGGAGCACGAGACCTTCCTCCGGCCGGGCCTGGAGGGGGACGATGTGATGGGCATCCTGGCTACGTGGCCGAAGTTCATCCAGGAACGCGGTAAGCCCATCATCGTATCCATTGACAAGGATATGAAGACCATCCCCGGTACCTACGTGCGAGACCTGGAGACTGGCCCCGTGGTCATCACGGAGGAAGAGGCCGACTACTGGCACATGTACCAGACGCTCACCGGGGATCAGACCGATGGTTACGGGGGTTGTCCTGGGATTGGCCCCAAGCGGGCTGAGGCTGCACTGGCTGCGGCTGAAGAGGAAGGTATTCCTCTCTGGGACACGGTCCTCAACCTCTACCGAAAGGCAAAGATGGGGGAGGAAGAGGCGCTGGTTCAGGCGCGTGTTGCTCGAATCCTGAGGGCTTCAGACTACAACTTCAAGGAAAGGAAGCCGATCCTGTGGGTTCCGAGCTGAGTTATGATCCACAGCATGAATATTACTCCACTTGGCTGGAATTCATCAATCACGGTGTCTCCCCTCGTGAGTGGAAATACTATGCTCGGACTAGGTCATCCTCTCGATCATGTGTCAGCCTTTTACTGAATCCACTGAATACCATTGAAAAGGAAGCCGATCCTGTGGACCCCCTGACCCATCAAGAAGGTGGCAGTCACTACAAGAACAAGGCCATCCAGCCCATTGAGTACATCATGGCCAATGGTCTTGGCTTCTGTGAAGGCAACGTTGTCAAGTATGTCACCCGGTACAAAGACAAGAACGGTATCGAAGACCTGAAGAAGGCACGGCACTACATTGACTTCCTGATCGAAGACCAGGAGCGGAGCATGAATATCCAGGAAGGAACCCACGGATGAGCAACTTCAAGAACGTTGCCAAGTACACCAAGGAATTCATCGAGAAGTTCGAAGCCCAGACCGACCCTCACTTCTGGGTGGGACTGATACGGGAAGAACTGGCTGAGCTTGAGGAAGCGGCTGAACACTATGCGAAGGAGGCCGCTGACTTCGCTTATGTTCTTGCAGGTTTCCTTAACTCCGTGGTTATCACGAAGACCGTAGACCCTGATTTCACCATGGACCCCGCTGAATTTGAGGATCTGTGCAATCGCGGGGCTGCCCTTCTGCATGAGGTTGGCAGCTGTGGCGATGACGACTCCCGGTTCTTCTCTGATGTCCTCGAAGCCGTCCACAAGTCCAACATGTCGAAGCTTGGTGATGACGGTAAGCCCCTCCGCCGGGAGGACGGGAAGATCATGAAGGGTCCGAACTACAAGGCCCCGAACATTAAGGCAATTCTGTACGACTATCTTAGTCAGTAACAACCCAAGGACACAGAAACATGGACCCTGTTGAAACCGTGACTATCACCAAAGCCCGCCTCGAAGCACTTGAGCGAGCCGAGAACTGGCTTGAGTGTCTTGATGAAGCTGGTGTGGACAATTGGGGCGGCATTGAGTTTGCCGCCGAAATTTATAATGAACGCTATCCGGAAGAGTGACGTTGACTGAGCAGACTTTTCGTTCACAGCTCCTGACCCGTCGAACCTACAACCGGCCTCTCAATGATGAGGGGTCGGTCTTCGAGACCTGGGAGCAGACCGTTGATCGTGTGATCCAGCACCAGCGCTGGCTTTGGGAGCGAGCCCAGGGACGTCCCCTCTCCATGCTCCAGGGGGAAGAGCTGGGGAAGCTGAAGGTGCTTATGCTGGAGCGCAAGGCTCTTGTCTCCGGACGCACCCTCTGGCTGGGCGGTACGGACATCGCAAAGACCCGTGAAGCCAGCCAGTTCAATTGCAGCTTCGGTAAGGTTGAGACGGTCTTCGACGTGGTCGATGCCTACTGGCTCCTGCTTCAGGGATGCGGTGTCGGCTTCGAGCCTGTCACTGGCCAGCTGAACGGCTTCACGGCCCCCGTAGAGATCGAAGTCATCCGCTCCAAGGGTCATACCACCAAGGGACGGGAAGACAACCTGGAGACCCTTCAGGACGGCGTATGGACCATCTCTGTGGGGGACAGTGCCGAGGCATGGTCCAAGGCGGCAGGAAAGCTCCTGGCCATGTCCAAGCCCGTCAAGAAGCTGGTACTGGATTTCTCCGAGGTGCGGGGAGCCGGTGTCCGCCTGAAGGGCTACGGGTGGATCAGCAGCGGCGACGAGACCATCCACAAGGCATTCCGTGCGATCGCTGAAATCCGCAACAAGCGGGTCGGCCGGCAGCTCACCCGGATCGACATCCTTGATGTGATGAACTGGCTGGCATCGACGCTGTCTTCTCGCCGTGCCGCTGAGATCGCCCTGGTCCCCTATGGTGATCGTGAAGCCGAAGCTTTTGCCCAGGCCAAGAAGGATCACTGGATCGACAACCCGCAGCGCTCACAGTCGAACAACTCGCTGGTCTTCTACAGCAAGCCCAGCAAGTACGCACTGCGTGGCATCTTCCAGCAGATGATCGCCTCCGGTGGATCGGAGCCCGGCTTCATCAATGGCGAAGCCGCCCTGAAGAGGGCCGAGTGGTTCAAGGGCTGCAACCCATGCGCTGAGATACTTCTCGGTCACAAGTCCTTCTGCAATCTGGTTGAGGTGGACCTGTCCAAGTTCGTCAACGACATTGGTGGTCTGCATGATGCCATCTGGTTGATCGCCCGAGCCAACTATCGGCAGACCTGTGTTGATCTTCGAGATGGCATCCTGTCCCCTGCGTGGCACGAGCTGAATGGCTTCCTGCGGCTCTGTGGTGTTGGGCTGACCGGCATCGTTAAGTGGATGGATGCAAACGGTTATGGCAACGGCACGGCTGGGCTAGAGCTAAGGTACCTTCGTGCCAAGGCACAGTACGCAGCAAACTCTATGGCTGATGATCTGGGTCTTCCTCGTCCCCGGGCTGTCACCACGGTCAAACCTTCAGGCACTCTTGGCAAGGTCATGGATACGACCGAGGGTGCTCACCGCCCCCTTGGGAAATACATCTTCAACAATGTGAACTTCTCGAAACATGACCCCCTGATTCCGGTGCTCAGGAAGCATGGCTACATGATGTTCGAGAACCCTTACGATAGCACCGGCATGGTGGTGACCATCCCAGTCAGCTACGAGGGCGTGAAGTTCACTGAAGTCAACGGCCTGGAGATCAACACGGAAAGCGCCGTGGAGCAGCTTGAACGCTACAAGATGCTCATGGACAACTACGTGGACCACAATTGTTCGATCACGGTCAGCTATGATCCATCCGAAGTGGACGACATCGTTGACTGGCTGGATACGAATTGGGATCACTTCGTTGGTGTCTCCTGGCTCTTCCGGGCTGATCCGACCAAGAAGGACTACGAACTGGGCTATCCCTATCTCCCCCAGGAAGTGGTCACCAAGGAAGAATTCGAAGACTACATCTCCTGGTTGACCCCGGTGAACCTGGACGAAGCACATAGCCTTGACTTGGTGGATGATGGCGGGTGCTCTACAGGTGCTTGCCCTGTCCGCTAAGACCCTGACTTGATTGGTATAATGGGTGGACCCTTCCTTCGTGGAAGACCACCCAGCCAATTAAGTTCCACTTTAGGACGTAGGGGGACTATAGGGGGACTATAAGTAGTCTTACTGTGTTTCTCTAGGTTCTAGGTATTAGGGTCTACCATGATAGGTACCCCTATAGAGGGTAAGACCTAAGACACACTATAAGTGCACTATAGGTAATAGGGTCTTGCATAATAAGTACCCAACTCCCTGTCCTCAACTAGATGTCCTTCTCATTCAGCATCTCCAGGAACGTTTTCCTGAGAGGTCTCCATCCCCTGGTGAGACACTGGACGACCTCAGGCATCGAGGGGGACAGGCGTCGGTAGTCCGCTACCTCACCGAACAGTTCAACCGTCAGCAAGAGACGGTCTTCATCAACGAGGATTGACCAACGATGTGCATGTCTGCACCGAAGGTCTCCACGCCTACCTATGAGCCACCCAGCCCTGAGCCGGTGGCAGAGGCGCCCAGTGTGGACGAGGGGGCAAAGCGAACCGGCTCTCGTGGGACGGAAGGCAACACCTCCAGCACCGGCACCCGGTCGCTTCGGATCGACCTGAACGTGGCCCAGCCCAACGGCGGCAGTGGTCTGAACATTCCGCAGTAACAAGGCAACATGGCAAACCAGAGCGTCGGTAAAGCCGATGCTCGATATTCGCAGCTTAAGGGTGACCGTGCGTCATACCTGGAGCGGGCCAGAGAGTGCTCAGAGCTGACCCTCCCGATGCTGATCCCCGAGGAAGGGGGTCACCGGGTTACCCGCTTCAAGACTCCGTTTCAGGGTGTCGGAGCCCGTGGGGTCAATAATCTGGCCTCAAAGCTTCTCCTGGCTCTTCTCCCTCCCAATGCTCCCTTCTTCCGACTGGTGGTGGATCGCATCGCCCTGCGGAAGGAGAACCAGAAGGAGCTGAAGACGGAGATTGAAGCCGCGCTGGCGGATGTCGAGAAGGCGGTCATGGAGGACATCGAGACTTCCGGTGATCGCACCATCATTTTCGAAACACTCAAACACCTGATCGTAGGAGGCAACGCCCTTCTCTACGTTGGCGAGGATGGGACACGGATGTTCCCCCTGGCCCGCTACGTGGTGAAGCGAGATCCGATGGGCAACGTCCTGGAGATCATCACCCACGAGACTGTAGCCCCAGACGCGCTTGACCCTGGGTTCCTGAGGCGCATCAAAGGAAAGCCTGGGAATGAAGGGAAGGACAGCGTCGATCGAACGCTGAACCTTTATACGCACGTCAAGCGGCACAACAATGAATGGGTCGCCTATCAGGAATGCGCTGGTGAGGTGATCCCAGACACCCGTGTCACATACCCGCTCTATGCTCTCCCCTTCATCGCCCTGCGTTTCAACCACATTGACGGCGAGGATTATGGCCGTGGTTATGTGGAAGAGTACCTGGGTGACCTGAAGTCCCTCGAAGGTCTGACCAAGGCCATCGTTGAGGGGTCCGCAGCAGCAGCCAAGGTGCTGATCCTTGTCAACCCCAACGGGACCACAAGGGCCAAGACCATTGCAGAGGCACCAAGCGGCGCTGTCCGCGAAGGTGTCGCGACCGATGTGACCACGGTCCAGCTGGATAAGTTCGCAGACTTCCGAGTTGCCTACTCCGCCATCGAGCGTATCGAGCAGCGCCTGGAATATGCCTTCCTCCTGAACACCTCGATCCAGCGGAATGGCGAGCGGGTGACCGCCGAGGAAATCCGCTACATGGCTGGGGAACTCGAAGATGCCCTTGGCGGTGTCTACTCTATCCTCTCCCAGGAATTCCAGCTTCCCTACGTCAACGTCCGCCTTAATCGCCTGGAGCGGGACGGGAAGATTAGCCTGCGCAGCAACCCGAACCTCCCTGAGGACTTCGTGCGCCCGAGCATCGTCACGGGTGTTGAGGCCCTGGGTCGAGGCCACGATCGCTCCAAGCTGGTTGCCTTCATCGGCACCATTGGTCAGGCGCTGGGTCCGCAGGGGATCGCTCAGTACATCCACCCGGATGAGGTGATTGCCCGCCTTGCCGTTGCTGATGGAATCGACCCAGAGGGCCTGGTCAAGACCAAGGAAGAGATCGCCCAGGAACAGCAGCAGGCACTCATGCAGCAGATGGTGGACCGTCTTGGTCCTGACGCCATGAGGATGGCTGCCCAGAGCCAACAGCAACCCCAAGGAACGCAGTAAGGATGACCGAAGAGACCTCCAAGGCAGCACCTAAGAAGCCTGCCGAGAAGAAGCCCGAGACCTCCCGCGTTGATATGCCGAAGGGTGCACAGCGTTATCTGGCTTCAGGCATCGCCCGCAACCCCAAGAATGCCCTTGCCCGATCCGTGAGTGACATGGGCAACGGAACAACTCGTGTGGATTACTGATGAATGCAACCGTGATCCCCGGTGATGTGACCGGCCCCGAAGCACCGGAAGTCACCACGGAGCCGGCAGGCGGTGAAGAGCTGCTTGCTGGCAAGTTCAAGTCCGTGGAAGACCTTGTGTCCAGCTACAAGGCTCTTGAAGCCAAGCTAGGTGGTCAGGGCAAGGAAGCCCAGGCCAATGAGAACACCGAGCAGGCTGAAGACGCAGAGACCGAAGACAAGCAGCAGCAGGATGACACGACCGACCCCTATGGTCCCGTGGTCTCCGGTGCCCTTGAGCAGGCCGGTCTCTCTGCGGATGAAGTCAGCCAGCATTTCCTGACTACTGGTTCCCTGACCGACGACCACTATGCGGCCCTTGAGCAGGCAGGGTTCACGCGCGATGTCGTGGACGTATACCTTGCTGGTGTGAAGGCGAAGACCGCGGAGGTCGAGGGGGTTGCCGAAGAGGACATCAAGGCGATCCAGCAGTCGGTCGGTGGTGCTGGCGAGTACAGCAAGATGATCCGCTGGGCTGCCAAGAACCTCACTCAGGAAGAGCAGGAGAGCTTCAACGCGGCTGTGTCCACCGGAAACAAGGATGTGGCTACGTGGGCCGTCCAGGGCCTCTATGCGCGGTTCGTCGGTAAGACCGGTGGCAGCCCCAAGTTCGTCCGTGGTCGCCCTGGTGATGATGGCCCGGTCGGCTTCCGCTCCAAGGACGAGCTGATCACTGCCATGCGTGATCCCCGTTACGGCAAGGACTCTGCCTACACCCAGGAGGTTGAGCAGCGTGTTGCCCGTTCCTCCATTTTCCAGCGTAAGGGATGATCCATGATCGACTTCATCATGAACAACCTGACCGAAATCCTTGCGGTCATCCTGTCCACCCAGGTGCTGGCTCAGTTCATCGTGAACCTGACCCCTACCCCGACCGATGACCAGATCGTCGGCAAGATCTACTCCTTCATCGAGAAGGTGGCCGGTATCTGGACCAACACCGCCAAGGAGTATCCCGGCGAACGTGCTGAGATCGAGGCGGCTGAAGACGAAGGCGCCTGATGCTGAGCGCCATTGAGGCGCTTCTATCCATCCTCGATCACCTGTTGACCCTGTTCATGTCCAACCAGGACAAACAACAGGGTCGGCAGGAGGCGGAAGAGGAATATCGCCTGAAGGCACTGGAAGCGCGGGAGAAGGCGAATGAGATCGACTCTCGGCCTGATCCTACTGACAAGCGCGGTATCATTGACCGCATGTAGCAGCAGGCCGCTCACCCTTTCAGACGTGGACCCCTGTTCTTGGGTCCGACCTATCGAATTCTCTGACGAAACCAAAGCGTGGCTTGAGGCCATTGACTGGCCCACCAGTGCCTACGCTGATTTCAACCAGATCGGGGACCACAACGACAAGGTCCGCGAAATCTGCCTGATTGAATATTGAACACGGCCGGCCCCTCTGCACTATAGGTGTACGGGCCGGTTTTCCCTGTGGAAGAAGTGGAAACGCGCACCTCGTTAGGTGGCGACGAAGCAAACCCAAAGAACACCTTACATGCGACCCAAGCCCGCTGCGGCGGACAACTTGCGTGGAGGATGTGAGGAAGACACCGGGTAGCTGATTTCAACCCAACTTCTTCTTCACTAGGGAAATCTACTCTAATGGCTAATGCCATCATTTCGCGGCTGGGTGTCGTCAATGCGGCTGACCCGGCTGGTTCCGAGTATACTTGGGCAGAGCGTACCGCTCTCTTCAAGGACGTCTTCGCGGGCGAGGTTCTGACCGCCTTCGCTGAGAAGAACGTCTTCAAAGAACTCCACATGGAGCGCACCATTTCCAGCGGTAAGTCGGCTTCGTTCCCGGCTACCTGGAAGCTGGATGCTCGCTATCACGTGCCCGGCACCCCGATCCTCGGTAGCAACAAGCTGGAAATCAGCGAGCGTACCATCAAGATCGACGACGTTCTGATCGCGGATGCCTTCATCTACGATCTGGATGACGCAATGGCGCATTATGACGTGCGCCAGATTCACTCGACCGAGCTGGGTGCAGCCATGGCCCGCGAGTATGACAAGCGGGTGACTCAGGTTCTCGTCAACGCGGCCCGTGCCTCCGGTAACACCACCAGCTCCTTCGGTGGCTCTCGGCTGACCAACGCCAACGCCAAGACCGATGGCGAGGTTCTGGCGGGCATGATCTTCAGTGCCGCTCAGGTACTGGATGAGAAGGACGTGTCCGAGGATGGCCGCTTCGTGGTCGTCAAGCCGGCGCAGTACTACCTCCTGGCTCAGACCACCAAGGTTCTGAACCGTGATTGGGGTGGTTCGGGTGTCTATGCGGACGGTACGGTCCTCCGCGTGGCCGGCGTCCAGATCGTGAAGTCGAACAACCTGCCGACCACGAACATCGCTTCGTCCATCGCTGGTGAGCAGAACGACTACACCGGTGACTTCACGACCACGGCCGGCGTCGTGGCTACCAAGCAGGCGGCCGGTACCGTGAAGCTGATGGACCTCTCGATGGAGATGTCCGGCAGTGACTTCCACCTCATGTACCACGGCACCCTCATGAAGGCGTCGCAGGCCATTGGTTAAATATGGCCACTTTGCTCAGCAATGAGCATCGAAAAGTCCTCTAATTCGGGGAACATCCCAAGCGGACAATCCCGAGCCAAGCCTCAGTAGAGGAAGGTGTAACGACTATCCCGAAAGGGAGTAGGCCCAAGCGGGCCGAAATGGGGACTACCCGCAGCTAAACGAATAGTTGGCGGGTAAAGAGATAGTCTGATCTTCATGGCAACATGAAGCTGCGAAAGCGGACAGAGCCTAGCGAACTCTGTTGAACATCATGCATGGCATTCTGCGACCCGAGTGCGCCGTTGAGCTGGCAACCGGCGACATCACCTAACCAACAAGGGGGCAGTCCTTAGGGGCTGCCTCCTTTTTTTTTGAGTCTTTCCCATGAGCCTTCCGACCCCGACGACCGAGCTTGAGGCCGTCAACATCATGCTCTCGATTATCGGCGAGAGTCCTATCAACAGCCTGGACAACGAGCAGATCGTTGATGCGGTCCTGGCTCGAAAGATTCTGTCCGAAGTGATGCGGGAAGTTCAGTCTGAAGGCTGGCACTTCAACACGGAGATCAACTATCCGCTGGTCCCCTCTGTGGGCGGAGAGATTACCCTTCCGAAGAACTGCATCAACTTCGACCTGGACATTTGCCGCTTCCCTCGCCTTGACGTGGTTCAGCGAGGTAGCAGGCTCTATGACCGCCTCAATCACACCTATTCGTTCGACCAGACACTCTATGGTCAGATGGTCATCCTCCTGCCGTTCGATGAGATGCCCGAGGCTGCACGGCGTTACTGCCTAATCCGAGCCGGGCGCATCTTCCAGGATCGAACGGTCGGCAGCGAAGTTCTCAATGGTTTCAACCGGCTCGATGAAGCCAGGGCC